GCCGTGCGCATCGCCGTTCGCGGCGATCCAGTGCGCGGCGGAGCTGTGGGGCGTCCCATGGCAGGAAGTCGTCCACGGGGCGCGCGTCATGTGGGCGCCGCCGGAGACATAAAAAGACACCGCCTGCGAAGATCGTCAAACCCGCAGGCGGTGAAAACCCAATAGCGCACAGGGCGCGCTACACTATATATATTATAGCATACAGTTGCCCGCCCTGCAAGCCGAAAAACGCTGACGCCGCAAGGCGTTTTCAGCTTCGGTAAGACCAATTACTAACTCGACCGGAGACAGACAGGGAGGCAATCATGCCGTATGTACATCGCACTGTCGTGTGCGGGGAAACGGTCGAGCACCGCAAGATGTATTCATCCCGTGTGCACAGCAAGGAGGTCAAGCCGCGCAAGCGATCATCCGAGAAGGAGACCTCCAAGTGTCAGGAGCGCATCAACGAGCGCGTGGCCGAGGAGCATCTGCGCTGGCTCATCAACTGCAACTATCGCTATGGCGATTATCACATGGTCCTGCATTACTGGGACAAGGAGATCACGCTGGAACAGGCCGAGCGGGACAGGGCGGCGTTCCTCCGCGAGCTGCGCAAGGCGTACGCCAAAGCGGGCAAGCGCCTGAAATACATCGCCGTGCTCGAAACCAAGCACATGACGAACGTGCATCATCACATTCTCCTGCCGCGCTTTGACGCGCAGATCATCGCCGCAGCCTGGACAAAGGTGACCAATGGCGCGGGGTCTATCAGCTTCCAGATGCTCGATGACCGCAAGAACCACGCAAAGCTCGCGTCCTACCTCATCAAGGAATCACGCTCCACCATGCGCCGCTGCCGCGAGCAGGGCATCCGCCGCCGGCGGTACACCTGCAGTGCCGGCATGGCAAAGCCGGAGATCCGCTATCAGGTGGCCAAGGCAGAGACGTGGCGAAAAGAGCCGAAGGCCAGACGGGGTATGCATCTCTATCGCTTTGACGATGGGTCTGAGTATAAGAGCGGCTGGCACGAACTGAGCGGCTGGCCGTGGCAGGAGTATTACGAGATCAAAGACACCACATAGGAAGGAGCGCACACAATGGGAATCCGTATGGACAGCCTGCCGCCGCGCTATCAGAAACAGGCGGCGCGCAAGCTGGATCCTGTGGCGTATGAAAAGGCGCTGCAGTTTTTCCACGCCGAGGAGTCGGCGAAAAACCCAGCGCGTCAGGCACAGGGGAGTATCAGCCGTGCGACCGGGGAAGGCTTTGAGGCGCAGATCCTCACGGCCTGCGCGTATTACCGGGCGCATGGCATCGCGGAGATCGACAAGACGCCGGAGCCGATCAAGGTCATTTCCGGCCGGCATCAGAATCCGAGCGGCTGCTGGTCGTTCGAGGCGGTTTTCACCAAGCAGGCGCAGCCGGATTTTCAGGGCACGCTATGCGGCGGCAGCAGCGTAGTGTTCGAGGCCAAGGCCACGGACAAAGACCGCATCATGCAAAGTGCGGTCACGGAAGAGCAGGCGCGTGCACTGGAATCGCACGCCAATATGGGCGCGCTGGCGTTTGTGCTGGTGTGCCTGCGCGGGCGCGCAGTGTATCGTGTCATGTGGGAGGACTGGCAGAACATGAAAGAACTATTCGGCCATAAGTACATGACGGCCGTGGAGCTGGAGCCGTACCGGGTGCAGCTGCGTCAGGGCGTGATCCGGTTTCTCGGCGATCCGGAGTGAGGTGGGCACATGGCAATCAAAAACTATACGACGAAAGTGGACGTATATACGTCCATCGGGGAAATCCAAGGCGCGCTTGCACGCCACGGCGCCACCAAGATCATGATTGACTACGATAATGGCAAGCCGCAGGCGATCGCGTTTGGGATCGACACGCCGGTTGGGCCGCGTGGCTTCCGCCTGCCGGCGGCCGTAGACGGAACGCTGCGAGTGTTTGCAAATCAGAAGATCAAGGCCGACCGCGAGCAGGCGGAAATGACTGCGTGGCGGAACGTGCGCGACTGGGTGCTGGCACAAATGGCGCTGATCGAATCCTGTGATGTGCCGATGCAGCAGATCTTCCTGCCGTATATGGCAGATGATCGCGGCCGGACGGTGTACGAGCTGTATGCCGCCGGGCAGCTCGCACTCGGCGCGGGGGAGGCGACATGATGCTGCGCACACAGGAGACACTTGACGGCGAGATCATCGTTGACAGCTTTGCCGGTGGCGGCGGCGCGTCCACGGGAATTGAGTTGGCGCTGGGGCGAATCGTCAATGCGGCGATCAATCACGACCCGGCAGCGATCCGGATGCACGAAGCGAACCATCCGTACACGGAGCATTACCAGGCATCTGTCTGGGATGTAGATCCGGAGGCGGTCTGCCGAGGTCGGCCGGTGGCGCTGGCATGGTTCTCGCCGGACTGCAAGCATTTTTCAAAGGCAAAGGGCGCGGCGCTTGTTGACCGCAAAATCCGGGGCCTCGCGTGGATCGTCCTGCGCTGGGCGGCGAAGGTG